CCAGAAGATAAGGTGAACCGCGAGTTCAACGCGCCTGCGCCCAACATTTTATGGGTGGCCGACTTCACATATGTGCGGACGGCGGTGGGTTTCGTCTATGTTGCCTTCATTATCGATCGCCCGGTCGGCTGACCGGATTTTCTGGAGGCTCAGGAACGTCATCTTCGGTCTCGGAGTAACCCGCCTCTGGCTCACCGTCGCCCGCGAGCAACGCCTGAAGTTCGCCGTCGTCGAACCCGATCAGCGACAGGTCGTAATCCTCGGCCAATAGATCTTGAAGCTCCGCCGACAGCAGCGCCTCATCCCAGGTCCCGAGTTCCGTCAGCCTGTTGTCAGCCAAACGATAGGCCCGGCGCTGCACCTCGGTCAGGTGGCCCAGCACGATGACGGGTGCCTCGGTGAGCCCGAGCTGCGTCGCCGCCAGCACCCGGCCGTGGCCCGCGATCAGCTCTCCATCTTCGCTCACCAGGCAGGGCACAGTCCAGCCGAACTCGGCCATGCTGGCGGCGATCTTCGCCACCTGGTCTGCACCATGCATCTTCGCATTCTTCGCATAGGGCTGCAGGCGGGCAAGCGGCCAAGACTCGATCCGCTCGGGGGCGAAGGCGAGGGTCATGAGGGCGATCCTGTTCGATAGATTGGCCGGCGCTGCGCCCATCGAGGGGTGGCGCGGTGGCTTCCAAGGGTGGGGTCCAGCTGGATTCCGCAGATGGACCCCAGGGTGGATTCCAGATGGCTTCCGGAGTCCAGCAGGTATCCACCTGCGGAGTCCAGTTAGGCCACTGATTTTACGAAGCTTTTAGTCACTCAAGGGTGGATTCCGACCGGGGTGGACTCCCAAAAAAATCGCCCTGACGCTAGCGAAGTCCCGAGCCTCGCCCCCCCGAATACGGTCACAAACAGGAGGGACCCGTTCATTTTCAATGGGTTAGGCGGATCAACATTTTGATTGGAGACCGTTTTCTTGGAAAGCCGGTCACCGGTTACACTGCGAAAACAGTCTCTCGAACGGGGATCCAGTAGGCTATTCCGGTCAGGCGCCCAGCGTCTGACCGGAGATAGTAAGAGATCATCAAGTGGCGTATACCGAGCGTTCGAACGCCTCATAGGTTTTCATCCAGCGCGGCTCCACGAACGGCAGCGACTGGGTCATGATCACCGCGGCAAGATCCGACGTGGGATCAAACCAGTAATGACTGTTCAGCACGCCTGCCCAACTCTGCGATCCCGCGCGCCTCATCCCCGGAATATCCGCCTCGTTGCGCATGAACCCGAAGCTGTGGGTCTTGGTCGTACCCGGGAACGGATCGAAGTCGGCGGTGACCGGCGGGGCGACCGTGATCATCTTCTCAAAGGTCAACGGTCCCATATGGTTCTCTAGCATCCGCGCAACGCCCTGTTCGCTCAGAACCCGATGACCGTTAAGCGCGCCGCGGTTCAGGAACATCCGCAGGAACTTCATGTAATCTTCAGGGGTCGAATACAGAGCGTGGCCCATGCCGTAGACTTCGGGATCCGAAGGGGGAGCAAGCTCAAAGTCACCGAACTGTCCATCTTCGCCCCGCGCCTTTACCCCTGCAAGACGGGGTGCCATGTGATCTCTTACCTCGACGTCCGTGTCCGACATTCCAAGCGGCTCAAAGAGGTTTTCCTTGAGGAACGCGTCGATCCGCTTGCCGCTGATCTTCTCGACCATCAATCCCAGCCAGTCGATCGACGGCCCGTATCCCCAACGCGTCCCTGGGTCGGTCATCATTGGATAAAACATCGAGGCCTTGAGGCCAGACAGGATCGAAACTGCTCCAGTCTTTTCCATGTACTGCCCGGGGCCAGCGTTCCAGAACTCATACTCGAGCCCAGAAGTATGCGTAGCAAGATGCCTGGCTGTGGCTTTGGACTTTGGCGCCCGCAGCACAGGCGTGTCGCCGTCCCATCCGTCCAGCACCCTCATATCGGCGAATTCGGGCAGAACCTCTTCCACAGGCGTATCGAAATCCAACTCGCCCCGATCAATCAGGATCATCGCTGCCGTCGATCCCACTGCCTTCGTCATCGAGAAAATACGGAAGACGGTGTCCGTTGCTGCCGGGCGCCCGGGGGCCGCCTCCCCTGCTGCACCAGACCAAGTGACGCCCTGTGCATTGGCCGTCATGCCGACAAGAAAGGGAGCATCTTTGGCTGAAACAGCCTCATCCAGAACATTTTGCAGTGCCATTGTTTTTGAACCTCCTCCAGTCATGTGACCAGAGTGGCGAGGTTTTCCTGATGCGGTCAAGATGAATATAATTCTGGGTTACCACCGACCGGCACCCGCTATGGCCTCTAGCAAAGGCAGGCTTGCATGGAACGAAAATGGGGAGAGACGTCTGCACGACGCACTCTCCCCATCATATGCTTCGCATAGCATGATTTTGTTGCAGCTGTCGAAAACAAAAGTGTTGCAACACCTTATGCAGTTGCAGCATTGAGCCGAGCGAGCAGTTTCCTGCTGGCTTTGAAGAAGGGGTGCGACTTAGCCTTGACATAAACAGCCTCACCTGTCCGAGGGTCGCGCCCTTGTCTTGGATCGCGATGCTTGATCGTGAATGCACCAAACCCACGCAGTTCGACACGACCACCCTCGACAAGAGTTTCGGTTATGCTGTCAAAAATCGTGCGCACGATTTTCTCTGCATCAGCCTTTGTCAGCTTTGGGTTTTCGGCGGCGATCCTGGCCACCAATTCGCTTCTGAGCATAAATTTTCCCCCTCAGCCTGAGCAATGATCGATGTTTGTCATTGTGCGATACGCTTGGGAAGACCACGTAGACCTGCCCAAACAGTTTGTGTCAACACGCATTGAGCCGCGCCGCGATCTTGGTCAGCGCGAGCTTGTGCTGCCGCCATGCAGTGCTGCGATCGACGCCCAATTCGTAGGTGATCTCCTTCCATGGGCGGCGGGCGGCCCGCCACCAGATCAGGCGACGTTCGTCCTCGCCGATCCACAGCACCCAGTCAAAGGTCTGCTCGAGCCGAGTGATCGCAGAGGTCGAAGGCCAGACCCGCATCGGCTGCGGCTCCATCGCGAGGATCTCCTTTTCCGACCGCACGATCTGCGGCCAGGCGTTGAAGTATGCCTGCACCTTCACCGGCGGCAGCTTCCGCAGGGTGCGGAACGCTTCCTCGAAATGATCGGCGACGTCGCCAGCGGTCCAGATGCGATCAGCCATGGCGCACCTCCCTCACCGCGGGCAGCCGCCCGTAGAGCTTCTCCCCCAGTTGGCGGACGAGTTCACGCTCGGGCCAGGTCAGTCGCGGGTCATCAAGGGACACGCCGAGCATGCGCTGCTCGTGCCAGCCCTCGCGCTTGACCTGTTCCGGATCCCGGCGTTGGCCGCCGTAGCCTTTTGGGTAAAGCCTCATGCTGCACCTCCCCGGCTCTCCAGAGCCCAGTGCAGAATGGCGATGGCGTCGGCCTCGTTGTCGTCCGACGGGCTGTAACCGCGCGCGCGGGCGGCCGCGATCATGGCTTGCTTGGGCGCTTTTCCGTGGCCCGTGGCATGGCGCTTGATGGTGCCGACTGGCACGCCTTCGTAAGGAATGCCACGCAACTCACCCCACGAGGTGAGCGAGGCCATCAGCCCGCCATAAACATGGGCTGCGTCTGTTCCGGCATGGCGGCGGACCTCTTCGAACCAGATCGCGGCAATGGGTCCGGACAGCCGGTCCAGTTCCGTCAGCCAGCTGGTGAAACGCAAATAACGCATTCCGCCGCCATCGTAGCGGCCGGGGCGGAAGCTGGTCGTGCCAGTTGTGATCAGGCCGTCATGGCTGCGGATCGCCCAGCCTGTGGTGGTGCCAAGGTCGAGCGCCAGCACACAGCGCGGGGTGTTTTCGGGTTGGGTCATCAAGACCTCCTCTTCGCTTGAGCGAGCGTGGCGGGAGGGCTGGCCGGTGAAGGCTGCGGTCTCGCCAGGCCCCGAAGGGTGGTCTGGTCATGTCAGGCGCGGGGCGAGCGGGTCGCCCGGCAGATCCTTCAAAACCTTCAAAGGGGTCTCTTGAAAGATTTCCGCCCCTAAGTGGTTGTCTTGTATATATAATATATAATCTTTCAATTATTCAATATTTCAATAGGTACCTCTCTCCTAATATTTAACCGCGCGCGTACGCGTATAGGGATAAGGGGTCCTCTTGAAAGATTGAAAGATTTGAAGGATCCTGTTTTACCATTTCATTGCAGGGACTTGCCCCCCTTTAATGCTTCAAGTGCCGTTTCAGCGGGTTTGAAGGATCTTCGCTCACCCATCCCACCTCGCCATCCTTTAGACCATAGCCTGCTTGGTCGATGAGCCGCGCATGCCTGTGGTGATGTCGCCACTTTCGATCAGGGTGAGCAGGATCTCGTCCCGGTCGCGGGATTTCAGCCACTGCGAGGCCCGGGTGATCTCGGACTTGGTGATGCCCTTGCCTCCAGATGCCCGGATGATCTCCTTCAACCGCTTCAGGTGCGCCTCGGTCTCGGTGTCCGCCACATGCCGCTCGACCGCCTCCATCGTGCGCTGCGCGTAGTGCCGCACGAAGCTGATGGCCCATTCTGCCGCTGTAATCTCGATCTCGGGCCGGGCCGGATCACGCCCCACCGCCACGATCAGCGCAAGCTTCAGGGCGTTCTCCCCGATGCGGGCCAGTATTGCCGTGAAGGCAGTGCCAGCAGCAGCCCGCAATTCCTCCGTCAGCTCGATGCTGAGTTGGCGGAACCGGGCTCGAGCCTCCTCGGTCATCGGCACGATCATCGGGTTCACGGCCGTGTTCTGATCGGCGGTCTTGCCCGTCAGGTTGCCCTTTTTTCCGCCCCCACCCGACGCGATCAGCTGCAGCCCCTGGATCAGCGCAGGCGGGGCCTGACGGATGCCCACGGCGATGTTTTCATCCGGGTAGTCCTCGTCGCTGGGCAGGATCAGGAAGCGCGCGAGCGAGCCGTCAACGACGTTTGCCCCCTGGAGGGCACCCCAGAAATGCAGCGGCGTCGTGGTGCCATAGACGCAGAGGCTGGGCTGGTTGATGTCGCGCCGCTCATTCGTGCCGTCTCGGTTGGCATATTCTGCCCCGAGGAAGATCCCGCCAGCCGAGATGTAAAGCTCGGTCATGTTGTCGAGGATCTCAGTGATGTGGCGCGGGCTGCGCTTGCGGTCGGCCGCTGCCGACAGGAACATGCCGAACTCATCGATCTGAAACAGGATCGCGGGCTGGCGGTGCAGCGCGGTCAGAAGCCCCGCACCAGAGGCGATCTTGTTGCCGCCGAGGTGGTGGGCAAGCCCCGCCTCGAAGAAGGTCTCGTTGATGATTTCTCGGGCGTGGTTCTTGCCAGATCCGCTGTCGGCGATGCCGACGACATAGAGGTTCGAGCGCAGGTTGCTCTCGGTGCGGTAGTTCCGACCCATCAGCGCGCCAATGGCGCAGAGGCTGGCCCCGAGCGAAAGAAGCGGCTGCGGCCGCCGGATGGTCTCCACCATCGGGCAGGCGGCCGTCCAGGCGAAGGTCAGGCTCAGGCTGCCAGCCGCGCTCCATGGCGAGATGGTATATCGTGCCAGCCCCGATCCGGTCGGGCTTGAAGCTGGCCCAGGCCTTGATCGTGGTCGCGGGCACATCCTTGGCCGCCTGCGATGACCAGTCAGCAAAGAGATCAGCACCGGCCTCGCCGAGCGCGCCTTTGAGGGCCATGCCGACGCGCATCCAGCTGTCATAGTCGAGTTCGGCATTTGGCAACCAGGCGAGCGCCGCCTCGATTGCTGGCAACGTACCGATTTGACTGTGGCTGCGCGCGATGTCACCGGCTGGTGCACTGGACGCCAGGCCCCGCTGACGCAGCGTTTTCGGCAGCAGCGCATAGGCCTCGTCAAGAAACGCCACCGCGGCCTCGGTCGTGATTTCCGGTAGGTCGGTGATGTCGATGTCCGCCAGCCCCTCTTCGGACCAGGCATATGGCGCGCCGGTGTCGGGGTGGATGGCATAGGCCAGGAACTGCTGCCCGAGGCAGAGCACCTCTAACGGATGACGCTTGATGCCCCTGAAGGCCTCAGTGGTTCGATAGACCAGCATGCGTTTCGGGGCCCAGCCGACCCGCAGCGCCGGCGTATCGCCGAGACGTTCCCGAGCAAGGCGCTCGATCTGCAGCGCCAAGTCGGTGTCGTCCTTGATGTCAATGTCAACCGCAGCAACTGCGCCGCCGACAATGCCGATGCCGCAATCCAGCCAGCTGGCCCATGTGGCAACCTCAACCTCGGTGGTGCCGCGCTCGGCATGGCGATTCCATTCCGGGTAGTCCGCCCATGCCCCACGCTGGAAGCGGCCGGGCTTCTTCGTGCCCGGGCCGATGGGCAGGATGGCATAACCATTGGTGACGAGCCGCGCGCCGAAGCGCGCCATGAAGGATGTGTCAGACATTAGAAGGGCACCTCTGAGGTCATGGCGTCGAGGCGTTTGCGGTCCTTGGCCGCAAGCTCACGCAGGTGGTCGCAATATCCGGTGACGACCGCATCGATGAAGCGGTCCCATTCGGTCTCAGTGAGGGTGGCGAGATCGGACTTGCCGATGCTCTCGAGATACTCGCCGCCCATCTGGCCGCCGACGGTCATCGCCTCGGCCTCGTTCGGGGTCGGATCGATCATGCCCTTCCTCCCATGGCAGATGTCCTGGCAGGCCCGGCCGCAGAGGTGCTTGCGACTGGTGTCGCGCCGCGGGTCGGCGAGCCGATAGTGGGGGTTGAACCAGCCTAACCCACGAGGTTGCCGGTGGCAGACGGCGCAGAGGCCGGGGTGGGATTGGGGCATGGATCGAACCTATGGCCGGAAACCTCGACATAGCGGCCCGCAGGGCGGACCGAGATCACACTTGGGCGCATCAGCTGCGCGGCCTGTAAAATGGCTTCATCCACGCTGAGCGGCACCGGACAGCCGGGTGCACGCTTGCGCCACCACTCGGCGGCCTTCTGCCGGGCATAGCCCTGGTGCTCAATGCAGACCCATTCGCTATGGGACTTCAGCCCGCAGCTGTAGGTGACCTTGAGCGAGGGCAGCCCGCCCAGCTTGTCGTGGCGGCTGTAGAAGACGCCATGCACGGGCAGCCACTGCACTTTCGGCGACAGGACTGGGAGCGTGGCCGCCGTGGGGGCGATTTTCACCTCGCGTGCTGGGAAGACATAACCGCAGTCCGGGCATTCCGCCGCCGATAGCGCGATTATGCTGTCGCATTCAGGGCAGACCTTGGTCGGGGCATCGCCCCCACCGCCTTCGCCCGGGCGTTTCGGGCGCACCAGATCGATCGGCCCGTGGCGGCGGACATTGCCCGCGAAGTCCAAAACGAGGCAGTTCTCCTTGCCGGGGGCGAGGCGCGTGCCGCGACCGACCATCTGCACATAGAGGCCTGCGGATTTGTTGGGCCGGAGGAGCGCGATCAGGTCAACAGCTGGTGCGTTGAACCCGGTGGTCAGGACGCCCATCGAGGCCAGCGCCCGGATTTCGCCGCGCTTGAAAGCGGCGATGATCGCGTCCCGTTCCTCCTTCGGCGTGTCCCCGAAGATCGTGCGACAGATGATGCCTCGGCGGGCAAACTCTTCGGCCACATGGCGGGCGTGCTCGACGCCCGAACAGAAGGCCAGCCAGGATTTCCGATCACGGCCGTGCTCGATGATCTCGCTGACCGCTGCCCGGGTGATGGCCTCCTTGTCGACCGCCGCTACCAGATCGCGCTGGATGAAATCGCCCGCACGGGTGCCGACCTGGGAAACGTCGAGGCGCGTGGCAGGCTGTTTCCAGACGAGCGGGCTGAGATAGCCAGCGTCGATAAGATCGCGGACTGGGGCCTCGAACGCGATGTCCGTGAAGAGCGCGTTCTTACCTTCATGCAACATGCCGCTGTCGACCCGGAATGGTGTCGCGGTCAGCCCGATCACCTTGAGCGCGGGATTGATGCGGGTCAGGCCATCCAAGAACCGGCGGTACATGGTGCTGGAATTGCCGGGGATGAGATGCGCCTCGTCGATCAGCACGAGATCGGTGTGGCCGACCTCGTGGGCACGGCGATGGATCGACTGGATACCTGCAAAAAGAATGCGGGCCTGCGCCTCGCGCTTGCCCAAGCCAGCCGAATAGATGCCGGCCGGGGCCTCGGGCCAGAGGCCGATCATCTCGGTATGGTTCTGGGCGATCAGCTCGCGGACATGGGTCACGATCAGAATGCGCTGGTCGGGCCAGGATTTCAGAACGCCCTCGATGAAGGCTGCCATGACGAGGGACTTGCCTCCGGCGGTCGGGATAACGACCAGCGGGTTGCCCTTGTTCTTCTGAAAATAGCCGTAGATCGATGTGATCGCGGCCTGTTGATAGGGGCGCAGGGTCAGCATGGCGCGGCCTCCGTCGTGCGGGCGTCGTTTGCCCAGGTGGAGCCATCGGCCATGCGGTAGGTGACGATATCGTCGCCCGCATCGATGACCTCGCCCGGGACGAGATCGGGGATGAAGAGATGGCGGTTGCAGGCTGCGCGCTGTTCGAGCGCAGTCAGCATCCGGTCGTGACGGGCGCAGTGCCAGCCACCCTCCACCGGCGTCGCATGCAGGCAGGACCGGCAGGTCGCGGCCGCCCCACCGCCCTCGTGGCAGGTGGCATGGTGATCGCAGAACCGGCATTCGAACCAGGCCGGGTCCTCGCTGATCCGCGCGGGCGGATGCTGGGCGAAGATGACGCGACCGGCCTTGTCCAGTAGGCGCTCTGCCATTGCGCTGTCGGCCTCGATGCGCTCGACATGCAGCGCGTCAGTGTCCTTGCAGACCGCCACATAAAGCGCGCGGCTGATCCCCGTCAGACGCATGTAGATCTGCATCTGTGCGGCGTGCTGGGGCTTGGCCAGAACGACGCCTTTGGTGGTCAGTTCGGTGAAGCTCTTGACCCCGTGGGTCTTGAACTCCAGCACATGCCAGGTCTTCGGGGCCTCGAGGATGCCGATGGCCACGCCATCGAGCGATCCGCCAAAATGGCCGCCATGGGCCTCGACCCGGAACTGGCGACCGGATTCGGGATCGACCTCGAGCACCGTTGCACCAGTGGCGCGCAGATTGCGCACGAGGCGGTCCTCTTCCAATTGACCAGTCTCGAAGAGGCGCAGCAGGCGGCCGGAATGGCGCGCAGGCGTGACCCAGCGGAAGTCGTACCAGAGCGCGCGGGCGCAGGACTTGCCGATGATCGAGGCGCCGAGGTGGTCGCGGAAACCATCACCCTGGCGGGCCTCATAATCGGCATAGATCGCTGTCAGCGTGGGCGTGGGGGCTTCAGGAAGCTCGGCCATCACAGACCCTCCCGTTCACTGCGGGCCTGTGCCTCGGCCAGAATGCCGCTCCAGGTCTCCGGATCATGGCGATCGCGCAGAACACCGATCAGCGCGTCCTTCAGCTTTTCGCGGCGGCGGCGGCCGGTGCTTTTGGCCAGCAGTTCTGCCCGTTCGCGGCTCAGGTGTCTGAGCGCCGTACGGGCCCGATGGAACCAGTCCGGGTCGATGGGCTTATTGCCGCGCTGCCGGGCCAGATCAGCCGTCGCGATTTGGGTGCGGATCTTGGCAATGGCGTCGTCGAGTTCGATCAACCGGCGCTGATCATCAGGCAAGCCGGGGCTGATCACTGCCACAGGGGCAGCGTTGTTCATGTCGGTCATCGGAATGTCCTCAGGTTTGGGGAGGCACCGCCCCATCACGCAGGGGCGAAAGGGCGGCGCCGGGTCTCAGCCCTTCTTGTTCCAAGGCGCGGAGGCCATTTTGGGCGGCACCGAAGAACCGGCCGGATCGGGCGCGGGCTTCGCCGGGCGGGCAGCAGCGGCCGTGCCCTTGTCGGGCGGCAGCGGCCGTGCCCTTGTCGGGCGGCAGGTAGGCAATCGCGTTGCTCTCGCCGTAGCCATTCTTCGGCGGCTTGATCTTCACCTGGATCATCATCGGGATCAGGTGCAGTTCCTCGCTGTCGCTGACATGCATCTTGCCCGTCGCGTGACAGATCGCCGAGAGCTTGCGCTGCGCGATTTCCACGGTGGTCGGGTTCGGGTTCACCAGGTTCAGCTGGTCGAAGATCTTCCGCCCCTTGTGCTCGCCATCAAGGATATCGAGCATCAGCCAGAGGAACTGGCCCATGCCGTTGCGGGTGACGCGCATCTCGCTTTCGACGATCTGGGCGCGATATTTGCCAGCGGGCAGCAGCTCGTAGGCGGTGGTGGGCTCGACGCTGGTCGCGTCAAAGGACGTATCGAAACGTGCCATGGTCTTATCCTTTCAAGGCAATCATTCAGGTTGGGGCATGGCTGCGAGGAACTCTGACCACTCAAGTGGCAGGGTGTCCGGCAGGCCGTAACGGTTCTTGGCGAGGAAGGCGGGGCGCTCTTCGGTGTGCATGACGCGCGCACCAGACCCGAGCGCCCGGGTCACCTTCTTGTTGAAGCCGACATCGGATTTCGCGACCGAGATCTGATAGGTGGCGAAGAGCACCACATCGGAATGCTCTTGCAGCAGCGCCGAGGCGCGGGTCTGCAGCTTGATCACGTAGCGGTCGTAGGGCTCGTGCTCGGGGCTATCAAAACGCTTGATGTCGGTATGGACGATCTGGATGACCACCATGCCCTTCTGGTCACGAAGCGCATTGAGCTTGTCGAGATATTCGCGCCAAACATTCAGCGCCTCGGCATAGCCCTTGCCAAACCCCGGCGCCTCGATGGACGCCCATTTATTGCGCTGGCAAGCCTCCGCCCAGATCAGCGGCTCCAGCCAATCGACGCTGTCGATCACCACAGTGCCAAAATCATGGTCCTCGGTCAGGAGCGCATCAAGCGCTTCAGCAACCTCGGCATAGCTTGTCGCCAGCGGAAAATGTGGGACCTGCAGTTTGCCGAGCCCGTCCTCGGTCATGATGAACACAGGCCGATCCGCAGCGGCCGCGAAGGTGGATTTGCCAACCCCGGCTACACCGTGGATCAAGATGCGCGGTGGCGTCAGCGCGGAGGTCGTGCGCAGGGAAGCGAGTGAAATCGCCATCAGAACTCTCCTATGTCAGGGTTGGGTTTGGAAATCGTCGCCAAGACGGGCGCCACTTCGCCGGTGACAGCCGCATAGAGCGCATCAAGCCGGTCGGCTTCCGCAAGGCATTCAAGCCCCTTGCGCCGCATGAAGCGTCGCGCATCGTCGAGGAGATCGGGTTCAGCGATCAGGTCCGGGACCACGACGTATTCCTGAGCGCTTTCGACGAAGTAGGACTTCGATCGCAGGTCGCTGACGAGGGGCGCAAACGCATCGCAGCGGTCGGCGAAATCCGTCTGGTTCACCACGTCATGCCGGTTGCGGAGGATCCGCTTGACCTCGGAAATAATCCCGGTGCGCAGCATGCGCATCGCACCTTCCACGCGTGCCTGCGAACAGGTCAAAGGGAATGCCGCGCCCATGATGTCGTCGGCAATTTTCGGGGCATTGTTGCCAAGCTGGGAGGCCACCTCCCAGACGCGTTCGGCAAAGGCTGCTGACTGGCTGTCAAGCATCGAACCACTCCTTGATGTTGGTGAAAGCTTTCGACCCTGCCGCGATGGCGGCGACGTCGAGATGGTGAAACTGGCTGTCGCGGGACTCGCGCATACCCGTTCGCGCAAGCGCCAGGTTCTCGTCGGTGGCCCATTCTGCGAAGGCGCGGAACGTGCCGGTGACATGCTGCCAGGCGGCCTGTTGGGGTGTCGGCGGGACATAGAGCGGGTTCCGCCGACTGGGTTTGCGCTGCGGGCGCATGCCCCGCATGGCAGCATCGACTACCATCTTGCGCAGCGCCGCTCGGTTCGGCTCCTCGCCGCGATCAAGACGCTCATCGAGCGTGCGGCGCACAATGCCAGGGTCGGCGGCTTCGGCGTCGCGGATCAGGCGCGCATCGTGGATGGATTTACGCGTCAGCCCTAATTCTGCTGCCGTGGCTGCACCGTTCCCATCGGGAACGGTCCACTGATTTCCACGATTACTCTTTGCGCTCGCAACATCGCCCCGCGTCTGCGCCGCATCATATTCATCGGCGAGGCGCCGCTTGGCGGCAGCCTCAAGTTCTAGCGCATCGGCCTGCGCGCGGTGGGCCGCCGCGACAAGGTCATCATGGGCAGCTTTGGCGTTTTTGAGCCGCACGGCCCGTTTCGCGATATCATAGGCAAGGCCTGCTGCCTCGCGAGCTTCCAGAACCTCCGCCGCGGTCTTGGCGCTAGCCAGCATCGTCGCGGCACGCTCGATGAGACCCGGAAGGTTCTCGCTTGCCGCAGGAATAGGTGCGAGCGCAGTCATGTCCGCGCCTCCGCCGGCTCCAGCGTGACCTTGAGCGTGCCGGTCCGCACCGTGCGCGCGGACTCGAACCCCTTGCGCCAGCTTTCCGGCAGAGCACCGTATTTGCGTTCGGAGACCGACAGCTTCGTGTCGATGAACTCGGCCGGGTCTTCGCCACTGTCGGCAATGTTCTGGGTGATATGCGCCAGCTTTTCCTGATCCCAGTCGATGCGTTTCGGCAGGTCGGCGACCACGGTGTAATCGCTATCGACGAGGCGGACGGTGCCGGTATCCTTGCCGCATGCCCGCCGGGCTTCAGCGGCGCGGGCGGCGTAACGCACCTCGAGGGCGCTGTTGAATTTGGCGCTGGCAGCCTTCAGCTGCTTGGCCGCATGGTCCAGCTCGGCTTGCAGCGCTGCGAGCAACTCCACCGGCAGCTGCGCCAACTCGCCTGCAGGCAGGTTCAGCATGTCGATGATGCTGGGCGTGTTGTCAGGATAGGTCATATGGGTCTCCTGTTCGGCAAAGAGAGGTCAGGCAGCCGTAAGCAGCCGGACGACGGATCGGGATTTCGGTTCACAGGGTTTGGGGCGGGCGATCGCGAGATAGGCGAAGCGATCGGTCGCAAGGCGCATCTGAACGAGGTGAACGTGGCTCTGCTGCGCCGCTCGAAAGGCCGCATCGCCAAGCGCGCGCAGCGCGCGACGCTCCTTGACGGACAGACCGCCTAGCCCGAATTATTCATGAGGGGTTGGTGAGGGTAGCGTAACCTTATGAAAAACTGTATTTTTTGGTTGTCGAAGCCAGAAAATCCAGTTTCCAAGGCAGGCCCCCTCACCATGAAACAATCTACCGTTGCCGCGCCCGCTTTGTCACCCTTGAATGGCAAGCCCGTCATGCTCAATTTCGATGGCGCTGAGATGAGCTCCGATGCCGGTCTGACACTCTTGCGGGAGGTCGAACGCCGGCACGACCTGGCGGGTCTTGTCGCGTCGTGCCTCACCGGTCTGCGTGAACCGGGCAAGGTGCGGCACAGCCTGCAAGATATCATCCGGTTTCGGATCATGATGATCGCAGCCGGATATGAGGACGGCAACGATGCGAATGATTTGCGGGATGATCCGGCATTCAAGCTCGCTCTCGAGCGTGATCCCGAGACCGGAGCGGCGCTGTGCTCGCAGCCTACAATCTCGCGAATGGAGAACCTGGCCGACACCCGGGCGCTCATCCGGATGGCACATGAGATGGTTCGGTTTTACTGCGCTTCCTTTGCGCGCCCGCCCCGGCAGATCGTGCTGGATATCGACGACACCTTCGATGTCGTTCATGGTCATCAGCAGCTGCGCCTGTTCAACGCGTATTACGATGAATACGGTTTCCAACCGATCGTGGTCTTTGATGGCGAGGGACGTCTTGTTGGGGCAGTGCTACGCCCGGCGCGCCGCCCAACCGGCAAGGAGGCCGCCGCCCATATCCGGCGTCTGATCAGGCAGATCCGCCGCCTTTGGCCCACGACCGAGGTTCTGCTGCGGGCCGACAGCCACTACGGCACCCCGGAAGTCCTGGACCTGTGTGACAGTCTTGGTCTGCGTTATGTGTTCGGCTTGTCGAAAAATGCGCGCCTGCGAGAGAAGGTGCAAACCCTGGAGGGCTCCACGGCTGACCGCTATGCGCGCAAGGGCGAGAAACTGCGCCGGTTCAAGTCCTTCTCCTACGCGGCCCGGTCGTGGTCGAAAGAGCGACGCGTCATTGCCCGCGTCGAGGTCGGCCCCTTGGGACGGGACACCCGCTTCATCGTCACCAATCTGATGGGCCCGCGCGGCAAGCACCTTTACGAGAAGATCTACTCCGCCCGCGGTCAGGCCGAGAACCACATCAAGGGCTGGAAGAGCCATCTCGCCTCGGACCGCACATCGTGCATGGGCGCCAGCGCCAACCAGATGCGGCTCATGCTGCACGGCTGCGCCTACTGGCTGTGGTGGACACTACGCGCGGCCTGTCCGAAACGCTCGCCATGGCGGCGCGCTCAGTTCGACACGCTGCGCCTCCACCTGGTCAAACTGGCCGCGACCATCGTCGAGAAGAAAACAAGGATCGTCATGGCGCTGCCAGCCTCGTGCCCACGTCAGAGCCTCATCAGGCTCCTGTTCGACGCGCTGGCCCCGCCGCGCCCCACATGACGCAGACATCGCGCACCGCCAATCCTGAAACACCACCAACCCGAAAAGCTCCCAAAGACACACCCCGTCCGCCGTGAAAACCCGGACGGCAGGTCACCCGCGCGCCTCCGGCGATACCTGCGCGTAAAATAGCAACTTCTGACTGCTGGCATCCGCGTCGTGAATAATCCCGGCTAGTTCGGTTTCCGTATCGACGGCCAGGAAGCCGCGGTAATAGACGAGCGCCTCGCCTTCGGTGGCCTGGCTTACCCAGGCACAAAATGCGATATCCGACATCTCCGAGCCCGGTATCGCGTCTTGGGCGAGCCGCATGGCAGATGTGGATTTGCGACGGCCCATGTTCATTGCGCCGCTCTCAGCTGCACGCTTTGGACGGTGCTCTCGCAACGACGGCCGTTTTCGTAAGCCTCGACATCTTCGAGACGGTAGATCACCCGCCCGCCGATCTTGAGGAACGCCGGCCCTTCGCCGGTCCAGCGCCAGCGCTCAAGCGTGCGCGGGCTGATCTTCAGCCGAGCTGCCATCTCGACCTGGTTGAGATGCGTGACTGACATCTTCGTCTCCTTCGCGTTTGGTCAAATGCCTGCGAAGGACCATCGCCCATGGGCTGGGAGGAAAGCGGGAGGAGCCAGGGAGGGGAGCGGGGAGGAATGTGTTGAAACGCGGTCAGACAAGGTCCATATTAAACTTATCCGAAACTCGGACGCGTTTATTTGGAGATGTCTATGCCCACCTCACATGCCGCAGAGATCGCCGCAGACAAAGCGATTCTGATCAAGGAGGCTGCCGTTGCCACCGGGGTTTCAGCTCGCAAAATCAATCGTCTGATTGATGACGCTGTGTTACCAAGATCAGTTTGGGTGAAAGTGGATGGGCGCCGTGCACTGCGGGCCTACGCCGTGCCCATGGTGAGCTTCGGGGCCTCAGACGGCGCCAAACTGAGCAAGAGTATGCGCTTAGAAGCCATGCGAATGATCGGAAAATTTGCCAAAGCGAATTGGCGCCGCCTCCGCGATGAACCTGAACATGCAAAGGTTCTGCGGTTGGAAAGCGGTTGTGTCATCATCGACTTGGGCGAAACGGTAAGTGCTGCAATGGCAGGCCTGAACAAGTGGAGCGACACGCTGCATCGCATTGTTGTGGACCCAGAGGTCAGAGGCGGCCTTCCCGTCGTGCGCGGCACACGGATTAGCGTCTACGAAATCGCTGATGCACTTTCTTCAGATGGTTTGGATGTCACCCTGGACGATTTCCCGGCTCTGAGCCGTGACGAAGTCGAAGCAGCAGTGTTCTATGCAAAGGCGCATCCGCGAACGGGGCGCCCTCGGGGCGGGTCCAATTTCCGCCGCCTCGTCTCAGAGGAAGCTGCCGATTTGACCGACGCTGCGTGAACCGGGGCGTGATCTTTTGAAGCTGTTGATCGACGAATGCCTGTCCATCGCCTTGGTTGACATGGCCATCTCTGCCGGTCACCCAGAAAGCGCGCATGTGACCCGCCGGGGCATGACCGGCTGGAAAGATCACCAACTGATGGCGGCGATCATCGATAATGACTGGACGCTCGTCACCCGAAATTCAGACGATTTCAGGCCCAAATCCGGTAGCTCAAGCCAAGCGCCATGCTACTCTGGTCGGCCATTGCACGCAGGTCTTATCTGCCTGAACCTGCCCGCCGGTTCCGGGCGGGCAGATCAGATGGCTTACTTTGAAGCGGCCTTGGCGCGCATCGGAAATCCTGGTGACCTCGTGAACCAGATTTTGGAAGTTGATCCAGATCCTTCAAATCCTGGAAGGGTCGTTCTCCGCATCTACGACTTTCCAGAGCTTTGAACCTGAACCGATTTCAAGCCCATCGCCCGCTCACACTTCGAGCCAGCAGTTTGAACCGCTCTCCCGTATGACCTCTTTCCAAGTGGGATGACCGCCGAAGAGGTCTTTCATTCGCTTGACCGAAGCCCCGCATTCCGCTTCCTAAATGATCCGCGCAACAGGCAGCACTGGATCGCCGCTGAGCCAAGCCTCTGCGAGCATGGCGGCCGCGATCTTCTGCTTGCCGCCCGTGAATTCGTGCCATCTGCCGTGCACGATCAGCACGCCGCCGTCACCAGAAACCCAAACCGGTCCCTTGTGGGCCGGGCCCTTCACGAGGCGCGTGGTTAAGACTTCGGGGGCCACAGCAAAGCCATCCTCATGTTCAACCACATCCTCCAGCGCGACGAATTCATGGCCCCGTATGAATGAGAAGCGATGCCGAACCGGAGGGTCGAGAAAGAGGACCACACGAAGCCCATCGGTGGGGCGGCGCGCAACAAGCTGGCGGAAATCTTCGAACACCGCCGGCGTCGTCAGACCGCGAGCGACCCAGATCCCAACACGTGCCCTGCGCTTCGGCAGCCGCGCCGTCACGAAATCCAGCACCGCGCCGTCGAGGTAGGGGACCGGGTCTTTGCTGAGCGAGCAGTCGAGCCGGGCAACCACCCGCCGTGCTGTCGCCGCCATGTCGAGCGCATAAATCCGGCGGTTTGTACTTACCCGTTCGTCTTGCCAGCCCACATTTCCGAGATACCCCGATTGCTCCGTGATTGGGTGCGTCATGACAGGCATCAGGGTGTCGTCCAGGTCATCCTCGGTGACGACAGACAACGCGCTGTCCCACTGTGCGATCAATCCTGCATCCAACAGCGTCCGACCGGCACCACGCATATGCGCCAGGGCCATGGCCGAGACCCGCCCGTCGCGAGTCCCGGCGATGGATGAAAGCAGCCGGCGGGCCGCGAGATCAATCCTCGAAGAGCTGCAGGTCATCGACCAGAATCCCCCAGCGCCGCAGATATTTCTCGCCGATCATTTGCTCAGCCGCGGTACGGTCCTTCAGATCGCAGCCATGCGGCCAGGTGATCGTCAGGGTCAGCGTCCGCCGGCGGTCGCCTCCCGGGCGGCGGGCGAGCTTGACGGCGATCTTGGCCCGCGTGACCACATAGCCCTCGCTCAGGGGCGTGCGATCCCCGAACCGCTCCTCCGCCTTCGTCCAGATCGTCTCGTCGGCGCGGGCGGGTTTCTCCAGCGTCACCCTGAAATCGCTGTCGTCGATCGGCATCACCCGCAGCTCGCGCACCTCGACGCCCTCAATGCCGTCCTCCGGGTCGACCGGAAAATTATGGGGAGCCAGCAGCACAGACAGATCGTAACAACGCAGCGGGAGGCGGTTCTCCCTGAAGTCGATACCAAGCAGGTGCGTAACTGTCGCCTTGACGATCTCGCTCCGTGTCACCTTGTCGTTGGCGATCACCTCGATGCCGCCGGTTGCGGGCTCGTAGGTCACCGCAGCTTCGAACACAGGACGATAGGGCTGCCGGACAAGCGAGCCCGTGTCGTCAAAGCGCAGCAAATCATCGGGCCGCCCCTCGCGGTAGACCGTTACCTGAACGAGGTCGCATTCGTCGCCTTCATGGGTCGTCCCCACCCGGTCGAAGATATCGACATGGGCGTGGGCGGCGCCCGAGAACTCCTTGATAGCGGAAACGAAGGCGTGACGGGCGGCTGCGTCGCGCTGAACGACACAATCAGCGTCGGTCATGTAGCCCGCCCACATCCGACCGCGCCGACGGTCCTCGGTGAAGCGAACTTCTTCGGCATGGCGGAACCGGTCCTTTGCGTTGAGGAACACCCAGAGCGACCGAGCGTGCGAGTTGGCGAGACCGTCGAGGAAAGCAGGATCTTCGGCCACGCTATAGATTGCGGCCTGCCCCGGCTCGTCGGATAGGGCATGGACGCGTTCTGCATCGTTTGAAATGCGATCCCGCTGGACCCGGGACATCTTCTCGATGGCACCGAGCAACGGCCCTGACAGATCAGTGTCCACTGCGGGCCAGTCGAACTCGGTGGGCAGGCCGATCTCCGGCCGGTCGAAATATGCACGCAGCGCCTCAGGCGGCGTTTTGCGCAGAAAGGATGATAGAGCAGCCATGCGTGATCTCCTTACGCTGATTCCCGTTTCCAAGCGGATCTGCTAATCTGCGTATCTCGAGAGCGCGAAGTCAAGCGGAAATCTACGCACTTCCGCTGATCGACTTATTAGTCAAAAAGGGATGGCTGCCCGATGGTCGTTGTCAGAACGCCCAGCTTCAGCAACCGGACTTCGGCCGCCTCGCGAGAGACCGCGAACAGGTCCATCACTGCATGGACAAGATTTGCCGCGTGCTCTGAGGTGAGATGGACGTTTCCATGCAACTCGCGCGGCGCGCAGTAATCTGAAACCAGCCGCCTGAGCCGCGTGGCCGGCATCAGCAGGGCTCCACTGATGTAGCCGGCCTGCCATTCCATCCAGTCGGACTGCGGTGCGTTCAGAATGTTGTCGCGCTTGGAGATCGCCTTGTTGGCGTTCGGCCCATGGTCTAGCAAGTCGCCCGTGGCAAACTTCTCCGCCCAGAGCGGCCCGTGAAATTTCACATGGCCGAATTCATGTGTGAGTGTGGTTCGGAAGCGGTTCTCACGCCGATCGTCTTCGGAGATCCGTTCGGAAATAGAGACCTTTGGCCCACGGTTGTGGAAGAACTCGGTCCCTCCGTGCCAATAAGCGTGAGACAACTGACTGGCTAAAGTTTACACTTGAGGGCGCAGGAGAACGAACCCATGGTTATGCCTTCACAGACACCACTTTCGCC